GAAGGATTATGTAAACGGTGAACCTGCTGGAATTAACAATAATACATTCTGGTTTATATCCGAATGGAAAATAAACTTCCCAACCAATACTCTTTTAACTTAGAGGTAAATTATGTCTAGTTATATCATTAACGAAGATGGTACAGTAACAGAGAATCGTAGAGGAGAAACTGCACCAACAGTTAATCCAGATAGTGTTTGCGGTCAGATACAAGTACCTTCTGAAGAATCAACCCAACTTCCAGAAGGAGAATAATTAATGGCAATTAAGTTCCATGAGAAGAACCAAGCAGTTTATTTTGGTTTACAAACAGCTTCAGGAAGTGCTAATAAAGTAGCAACTGCTTCCCTCGGCCCAACTACTGCTATTGCTTGTACAGAAATTTCTGCTGATACTACAAGAGATACAGGAAGTTTCCAATACTTAGGTGACTCACTATCCCGTGATGAATATACCTATGAGAAAGACAAGTATATTGATATGAGTGTTACTACATTCAACCAAGTTCTTTCTGATATGGGTACTGCAATTAACCCTGATGCAGCTTCTATTTGGAAACTGTTCCAAGTTTGTGGTGGTAATGTTATTGTTGATGCTGCCACAAAAGAAGTTTGGGTAGATAATGCAATTGAATCTGCTGACTATGGTACTGCTGATGTTCGTTTTGCTTCTCCAGATGATGCAACAAACGATAAACTTACTAAGTTCTGGGATTTACGCGGAACAGTAGATGTTAATGCTAGTTTGGGCGAAGTACCAACTTTAAAGTTCAGTCTTAAAGGTAATGCTGATGAACCTGCTGCTGTTGCAAAACAAACTGCAAGTTTTGGTACACAAACAACTCGTGTTGCTCCTTCTGTTCTAGCAAGTACGGTTAAAACAGCTCAGTTGATTAATATGAGTGTTACTCCAGTTTATACCTCATTAGGTACTATTACTTCTGTAACTTATGTAGGTGCTAAAGCTGTTGTAACTGCTGCGGCTGCTCATTCTGTTCCAGTTGGTAATATTGTTCGTATTAGAGTTTCAGGTTTAACACCTTCAATCTTGAATGGTGACTTTGTAGCTTATGCAACAACCACAACTAAACTTCAATATTACGCTAAAGGTTCTACTGGAACTGGTACTGCTACTGGCACTGCAACTGTTTCTAAAGGTGATACTGCTGCTGAGACTTTCTGTTTCTCAACCTTATCTGCACCAAACTTCTTTGGTTATGACTACCAACGTTACTTAACTGGTTGTGACCAAGGTTTTGCTAAAGGTGCAACTCCAACAGATGTTTCTGTAACTATGTTGGAACCTCAAGTTGGTGAAGTTGGTGTATTTAACCCTGATGCTAATACTACTCAATTCTTTGCTGGTATTATTAAATTTGGTGGTTCAGTTGCTGGTAGTACAGTTGCTTATATGTGGGATAAACTGCAATTAGCAAACGTAAAACAAGGTAAAGTTGCAACGTATTTAGGAAGGGATGTTACCTTTAGAAATACAGGTTCTAGTTTTATCTTTTATCAATAATCTTTAACACGGCCGCTTCAGATAGGAGTTTTTCTTCTATCTGTTTGCAGGTTCTTTTATAAACCTTTGTGAGGACAAAATGAAAGATCAACATACTTTAATAAAAGGGTATCGGGATTTAACTCAAGATGAAATTGATTGTATGAATAAAATCAAATCTTTAGGGGAAGAATTAGGTAAACTTTATGACTACTTAGCTGTAACTAATGCAAATACAGGTAACCATCAAATAGATATGCGATGGTTAAATGAAGGTAGAACTGACCTTCAAAAAGGTATTATGTGCTGGGTTCGTGCAGTAGCTCAACCAACTTCTTTCTAAGGATAATAATCATGGCTAAAAAATTATTCATTTCTTCTCAATCTCCTTTTGTTGAAATTCCTGTAACTTCTGCTAAAGATGCAGAAGGTAAAGAAACAACAATCCTCGTTGGTTTCAAAAGATATTCAGCAAAAGCTGCTCAACAAAAACTGGAAGAAATCAAAGACCTTTCAGAAGTAGAAGCAGAAGTAACTTTAAAAGAAGAAATTCTTTATATAAAAAATGCAATAATCACAATCTACGATGAGGAAACTCTTGAAGTTTCTGAAACAATTACTGTTAAAGATACAAGAACAGTTAAAGTTATTGAACCCTTCTGGGAAGATGCTTCTGGAGCTTTGGAAGTCCTCACCAATATGTATCTTGATTCTATTCCTTGGAAGGGTTCTCTTATTACTGCTTATTTGAAAACATTGTATAATGTTGACTTCAAGGAAGCTGAAATAAAAAACTAATTGAAGCGGGAGAATTCTATGGGAAACTTCTTTTAAACTACTCTGAAGAACATAAAGCTGAAGAAGCTAGAAAGACTTTAGAGAAAACAAAAGAAGCTTTCCCTGGATTACCTTTCGCGGAAAATGAAATCCTTCCTGAAGAAGAGAATGATATTGAGATTTTCTATCTTTGGGAAACAAACGAGCAGATTTTTGAAGTCTATAAGATTATCCGTAATTATCTTAATGAGTATTACGGACTCCCTCAGAATATTCTTCTTGAACTTATTCGAGAAGAACAACTCCCACTTAAAGATACATTATTTAAAATACCGTTTATTCATAGCGGATTTCTTGACGTTATAGTTCCTAAAGGCGAAACTAATGAGTAAAAAAGTCTTAACAATTGACTTAGAACTTAACACTGTTAAATATGAAGATGGTGTTGCTAGATTGGGTAAATCTCAAGATAGTATTAAAGATGCTATTGAAAGGCAAAATAACGCTTTAAATAAACAAATCGCAACAGAACTTCAACTTGATGCTGCTTTAAAAGAGAAGCAAAGATTAGCTGAGAAGTATTTAGCTTCTATAGATAACATTGCTCGTTCAAGATTAGATGAAGAAAATAAAATAAGATCAGCTATCTCTTTAACTAACCAATTAAATGCTAAGTTAAAAGAGCAAGTTGTTATTCAAAATACTTTAAAAGCAGGAACTTTTGCGGCTAATCTTGGGGCTAGTGCTTCTCAAGCAGATAGTAGAGGTTATAAACCTTTTGCTTCTGGTTTTGTTTCAGAGAATAGAGCTAAAGTAGAAAAAGAAAATCTTGAAAAACAAAAAGAAGCTAACTCTATCTATGCTGCTTTTATAAAAGAACAAGAAGAACTTATATCCAGAAAACATAAAGAAGAATTAGATAAACAAAACTTTAATACACAAGCTTCCTTAAATAGCAGGAGAGCTATGTATGTCTCAATGTTTAATGAAATTGAACAAAGAGAAAAACAAATAGCTGCTAAGAAAGGTGCTGATAATAGAGGTTATACTCCTTTTTCTTCTGGATTTGTTCAACCTAAACAATCAACAGCAGTTTCTAAAGTTGATGCTAGGACTATTTCATCTGCTGCTCCTGATTTGTCTTATAGTTTTATTTCAGGAGCTACTCGTACAATAGCTGCTGAACAAGAAAAAGTAGCACAAAAAGTTAAGGAAACTTCTTCTGCTTTGGATAGTGTTACAAGTAAACATAAAAATATTCTTGTTCATGTTGGAGAAATCATTCTTTCTTATAGGACATTAAACACAGCTATTAATTTAATCCAGCAAGGTTTATTAAGTATTCCTAGAGCTGGTATAGCTTTAGAATCAGCTTCAGCTTCTTTAACTGCTATATTTAAAAGTTCAGCCGGAGCTGGTAGAGAACTTCAATTTCTAAGAGAAGAAGCTGATAGAACAGGTATTTCAGTAAATGCTCTTAGAACGTCTTATTCTAATGCCTCTGCTTCTTTTATAGCTGCTGGAGAATCTGCGGAAAATACTAGAAAAATATTCCAAAACATAAATACAGTAGTTACTACTTTACATTTAAATAGTGACCAAACTTATGGGATTTATCTAGCATTATCACAAATTTTTAACAAAACGAAACTACAAGCAGAAGAATTAACAAAACAGCTTGCTCAAACAATTCCTGGTGTAACTAATGCACAAGCACAAGCCTTAAACATAACTGTATCTGAGTTATATGATAGTATGAAAAAAGGTGCTATCAATGCTCATGATGCCGTTATAAGATTATCAGAAGTTCTCGCTAATACTTACGGTCAAGAAGCTTTTGCTACTGCTGCTAATGGTTTAAATGCTAATATAGGAAGGCTTAATACTTCTTGGACTTTATTTGCTGAAAATGTTTATAAAGCATCTTCTGAAATGCTTATCGGTATTCTTAAATTTACAACTGGAAGCATTGAAGGTATTTCTGATTTAACTAATGATACAGCCAAGTTAAAACAAACTATGCAAGACCTTTTAATTGGTCTTGGTTCTTTAGCTACTGGTTACGCTGTCGTTACTGGTGCACAAGCTCTTTATGCTAGAGGTGTTATTGAAGCTGGAAACAATGTTTCAAAATTTACTACTTTCATAAATGGTCTAGGTGCAGCACTTAAACAATTAACTTTTATCGGAGCTATCGCTGAATTAGCTAATTTTTCAGCAAAACTTGCAGCTATTCAAGCACAAAGAAATGAGCTATTCCAAGATGTTGCCGATGCTCAGAAAATAGCTTCTGCAACTACTCCACAAGAGTTTGCTCAATATACTGCTGAAGCTGATGTTCAGTCTAAAGTAGTGAAAGCTAAATTAGATTTTGCTAAAAAAGAACTAGAAAAATTTAAAAGTGGTTCTGGATTATTAACTAAAGATGGTTTAGCTGAATTAGACAAACTAGATAAAGCAGTAAATTTCTTTGATAAGAAATATATTGAGACAGTTAATAAAGTAAAAAAAGAATTAGCAAAAACAGATGAGCAAACTAAAGGTACATTTACCCCTTCAAAAGTAGATGCCTCCGATGCTATTGCTAGAGCTGAAGTAGATAACTTAAAAGCAACAGGTAATAAAATAGCAGCGGCAAGAAAAGATTTCCTAAATAGGAATCAAAAAGATATAGACATTTTAATGGCTGCCTATGCTCAAGGAAATGAAGAAGCTGGTAAAGCATTAGAGAGTTTGCAAAAAGCTAGTTTAGCCCAAGGCATTGAGAAACCTACAGGAGGTAATGGAGGAGGTAATGGAGAAGCTTTAAAAGAAAATTATAAAATTTCTTTCGAGGCTATTAAAGAAGCAGCAAAAGAAGTTCAACTTGATGTACAAGACGCTCTTGGTAGGATTGATGAATTATATCAAACAAACGGAATAACCATTAAGGATTACTTCACTCAAAAGAAAGCCTTACAAGAAGCTGATCTTTCTGTAGAACTTGATAGGATTACTAAAGAGAAAGAACTTGCAACCATTAGTGGAGATAAGGTTAAAGTTGGAAAACTTGAGAATGATTATCTTCGTGTTCAAATTAACTCTAAGAAAGAAAGTGTAAAAACTACTCAAGAACAGATCGCTGCTGAAAGGGAGTATTATGCTTTAAAGATGCAGAATAAAGCACAATTCTTAGAATCTCAAGGAAGAAGTGGGGAAGCTGCAAGAACACAATTTGACATATCAACAAGAGGAACTTTTGAAAAGTTTGCAATTGAAGGTGATACTCAATCTTTAAAAGAACTTGAGAATAACCGTCAGAATGTATCTCTGAAAGCTCAACTTGCTGATTTTGATAACCAAAGAAATCTTGCTGAGGAAGAATATCAAAGTATTATTGATAGAACAAATGTTTTAGTTAATATAGGAGCTATGTCTAATCTTGCTGCCGCTAGAGAAATCGAAGAAGCGAATAAGAAGATAATTGCTTTAAAAGAGAAACAACTTGCATTAAGTGACCAGGAAATTGCTAAAGCAAAAGAACTTGGTACAGAAGTTGATATTAACGTTACCGCGCAGAACCAAAAACTTCGTAACGAGATAGAAAAACTTAAACTAACTGCTGATACAACAAGTCAGTATTTTTCTCGTGTAATGGGTGATGCTTTTGAAAACTCTTTTGCTTCTTTTGTAACTGGTTCGCAAACTGCTTCACAAGCTTTTACTTCTTTTGCTAATTCTGTTGTAAATTCTATAGCAAAGATTATTGCAGAAGAATTAAAAAGCCAAATGTTAAGCTTGCTTTTTTCTGCCGGAAAAGGTATACTGGGTTCATTCGGTGGAGGTGGTGTAAGTGTTGCTGGTGGTAATAGTGCTACTTTCACTTCCTCAATGGATAACTTATTTAGTGGGTTTAAGTTAGCAAATGGTGGTATAACTTCTGGTTTATCCTCAGCTTCAAGTACAGTTTTAACTAAACCAACACTATTCCCAAATGCTAAAGTAATTCCTTTTGCTACTGGCGGTGTTCTTGCTGGAGAAGCTGGAGCTGAAGCAGTTTTACCATTAAAAAGAAGTAAATCTGGTAAACTTGGTGTTGCAATGGAAGGAAGTCAAGCTCCTGGAAACATGATAAACATCAATGTCTCTGTTGCCAGAGGTCAAGGTGAAGATGATAATGCTTATGCTGCCAAAATAGCAGAATCAATAGCAAGAAGAATTGCTAAAGAAGAAGTTGCAAATGGTGCTAGAACTGGAAACATTAACAATCGCATAACTAAATTCGGATAATTATGTTAATACTTGGTAATCTTAATCTTGGTCTTGGAACTGCTCCAGTTGTTGTTTCTACTGTTATCAATATGCCCTACCCAAATAGGGTTGAGATTGGTAGCAGTAGAACATATAATAGAAGGACTTTAAAGGCTCAATTTGGTGATGGTTATGGTCAATTTGCTGATAATGGTTTAAATGCTAAGTTTGAAACTTGGGATATTATTCTTGCACCATTAACAATTGTTCAAAGAGATACTGCAATGACTTCCTTAGATATGATTGGAGGTTTTGGTACACTTCTCTGGACTCCTTGTAATGATTCTACGCAGAAAAAATATAGGGTTGTTGATGGAACTATTGATGAAGAATCGTTAGGTAATGGTCTTTATAAACTTTCCTTTAAACTAGAACAGAGGTTTGATAATGTCTCTTGAACAAGATATTCTTAAATCTGCTGCTCCAGCTTATGTGGAACTTTTTGAAATTGATTGCTCAATGCTTGGTGGAGGAGAGTTAACAACTTATTACTTAACTAACTCCCCAAGTATATGTTCTTTTGGCCTAGATGAATTTGGTAATCCAAGAACTTACTACCCTTTTCCAGTGGCAATATCTGGAGTTGAAACGAATTCAGAAGGCGCACCACCACGACCAAAACTTGAATTAGCTAATCTTCGCGGCCTTTCTGGAGAAGCAATTAAACTTTTCGGAACACTAGCATTTACTTATGATGACTTAGTTGGGATTCCAGTTACTTTTATTAGGACTTTTGACTCTTACCTTAATCTGACTTCAAGAATTGGTGTACCTTTAAAGTATTATATTGGGAAGAAACTAACCCATAATAGGCTTGGTATGAGTTTTGAACTTAGATCACCATTAGATAAAGAAAGAGCTTTCCTTCCTAAAAGACAAATGCTTAGAAGAGATTTTCCAGGCTTATCAATAAACAAACATGTAGGATAGTTATGAAATGCTTTGAGGACATTAAAGAGTATATTTTAAGTAAGTATCCTGAAGAAGCTTGTGGGATTATTGTTGAAGGAGTTTTTATTCCTTTGGAGAATGTTCATGAAGAACCAGAGAAACACTTCACAATAAAGGCAGAGGATTTAATCCCTTATGCTGGGAAAATCTCATACATAATCCACAGCCATTGTAGGAATCCAAAGAAGCCTGAAGTTATAGACTTACGAACACCAAGTTTCAGTGATATTTCTGGTCAAAAAGATTCTGGAGTTCCTTGGTTAATCTTTGGTACTGAAGGTTATACTGTAAAGGAACCTTTGGAACTTCCAAGAGTTCATAATAATGATTATATATTCAGACCTTTTATTTGGTATATTAATGATTGCTACTCTCTTGTACAAGATTACTATGAGTTTGAATTTGGAATTATTCTTCCTGACCATAAAGCAGATAAAGACTTTGCAGATATAAGAAGAATTAATAATATCTTCGGCCCATTTATATCTGAATATGGTTTTATTGAATTCTCTCCAATTAATCATGAGTTTCAGAAAGGTGACTTAGTTCTTCTTGACCAACATGGTTATGAACAAAATCATCTTGGAATCTTTGAAGATGGATTCATCCTTCACCAAGATATGATGAGTAAGAAAGAAAGAATTGAGCATTTTATAGGCAGAATACATAAGGTTCTTCGTCATGAAAGTAAAAGTATTTGAAAATGTTAATGAGTTTTTTGAAATGGATTTGGATATAACTTCTGTTAGGGAAGCTATTTCAGGAATAAGACTTCATAAAGGAAAAGAGTTTGCAGAGAAAGTTGCGAGTGAGAAATATAAATATATTCTGATTCCTGAAAATGAAAGTGAACAGCCAGTTGCCTTAGTTCCTGATGTTATTCTTTCTGATATTAGTGGTTTTAAAGAACTTATTATATTTAAAGACGTTGAAGGCGAAGTTAAAGCAGCTATGATTGCACCATTACTTTTCTCTGGTACTATGGTTGCAGGAACACTAACATTCACAACAGCTCAAATGATAATTGCAACTACAATTGCTGCTATTGTTAATATAGGTTTATCTCTTGCCTTAAATATGGTAATGAGCATGATTTCACCAACAAAAGAATTTAGTTCTGACCCTGCCTCAGCACAAAGAAATAACTCAAACCTGTTTAACGGCGCTCCTTTAATAAGAGAACAAGGTGGAAGTGTTCCTTTAGCATTTGGATATGGTTATGCAGGTGGTGTTCTTATCTCATCAAGTCTAACAACAGCAGAAGGTTAATGATGAATGAATTAATGGATGTGTCAGGTTCTATGGGTGGTGGTAAAGGTGGTAAAGGAAGCCGTACTCCAGTAGAATCTAATGATACTTTAAGAAGTAGTCAAACAATTAAAGTCCTTCTCGCTATACATGACGGGGAAATTGACTCTATTGAAAACATATATCTTAATAGAACACCTATTTCAACTTATGATGCAAGTTTTGATGTTCGTTATGGTTTAAGTAATCAGGAAACAATTCCTGGTTTTGTTAACACTGAAAGTCCGTTTAATTATAATAGCTCTGAGATTACACAGGCAACTCCTTCAGAAACTTTAACTCTTGCTTCAGATGTTGACGCTGTTAGATTAACTTTCTTTGTTCCACAACTTTCACAATATTTAGAAAACGGAGATTTAGTTGGTTCTGGTGTTTCTCTGCAAATAAGAACTGGGATAAATCCTGCAAGTTTAACTTATTATTCTAACACTGATAAATCCGGTAAATCATCCTCTGAATACGCATGGGATGTTCTAGTAACTCGCCCAACAAATATTGGTGGAAATCCAAACTGGTACGTTAGAGTTTATAGGAATACTCCTGATTCAACTTCAGTTAAAACTAATAATAAGACCCATCTTGCAAGTGTTACGCAGATTTATTATAAGAATTTAACTTATCCTGGAACAGCACTTGTTGGTATTACTTTAAGAAATGCAGATCAATTTGGTGGTCAAGTTCCTGAAATTACCATTAAAGGTAAGTTTGCAAAAGTTAGAGTACCAAATAACTATGACCCAGTTAACCACACTTACTCTGGATTCTGGGATTTAGGTTTCTACCCAACAAAACGTTTTACTTCAAATATTGCTTGGATTATTGTTCATTGCTTAATTGATGAAACTTGCTTAAACCTCCCTCATTCAGATATAGATAAAGCAAGTTTCTATGAACTTTCTATCTATGCTGATTCTTTAGTTGATGATGGTCTAGGTGGGCAAATTCGTCGTTATCATATGGGGTATCAATTTTCCTCAAGAGATAATGTACCTAGTTTTTTAGCAAACTTATTATCAATATGTAATGCCCAACTTGCAACTAATGAAGTTGGTCAAATTTGTATTGTTTTCGACCAAGAAGGAATTCAACCTTCAAGAATTGTTGCTAACTCTAATGTTCTTGAAGGAGTTTTTAACTACTCCTCAAATGACATTGAAGGAAGAACAACACAAGTTAATGTAACTTATAATAACTTTGATAAGTTCGGTGATACTGATACAGCAACTTGGCCCCCTGCGGTTATAACTCCAGATTCTCTTGAAGAAAAACTTATCAATCGCTATGGTATTCAACCTTCAGATATTGTTCTTCCAGGTTGTCGTTACGAAGCACAAGCAATATATAAAGCTCGTTGGGCTTTCTACACAAACTGTTTAACAACAAGATTTATCACATTCAAAGTTATGCTTGCTGGTATGACTTATAAGTTTGGAGAAGTTCTTCAAATTATGGATAGTGAGAATCGCCAAGTTATGCAACATGGAGTTATTACTGGTTCAAGTGTTTTAGCTGGTGTTACGACAATTAATCTTGATAGGGATATTGTTTTATCAAACACTGTTTGGACAATTAGTTTTACAGATGCTAATGGTTTAACCATTCATGAGAAACAAATTCTTCAATCTGGTGGCACAGTTAATGCTGTAACCTTTAACGGAACAGAAGTACCTTTTATTGGTTCAACCTTTATTCTTAATGGGCCGATTGAAGCAAAACTTTATAAAGTAACTGGTATAACTAAAGATGATGAAACTTATGTTATCTCCGGTATCGAGCATGATGAGAATAAATACGCCTATATTAACGAAGGTGTAACTATTGACGCACCAACAGGGGATTTCGTTAATGTTAGTGAGTTCACTGTTGAGCCAGTAGTTAATGTTACAGTTCTTCCAGTAAGTTCTTCAGATGGGATAAATTCAAACATTCAACTTTTTGTTGGTTGGGAATGGGATTTAGATCACTCTTCAAAATTTAAGGCAGATTTTATTGCTAATTGGAGAAGAGATGGAAAGGATTTTACAATTGTTCGTGATATTCAAGGACAAAGTTTTGATATAGATTCTGCTGTTCCAGGTACTTATGAGATAAACATTTGGGCAATTAATCCAGCAACAGCAATTAAATCTACTGTTGTTAGTACTGTTTATAACTATAAGACAACTGCTGGAACAAGTGCGCTTCTTCCTCCTGTTAATGCGAGAATTGCTGGAACTTCTGGTTTAATCTATGCTTCTCCTGCAATGACATTACTTTGGGATTATAACTCCCTTAATGATGATGTTGCTGAAGATAGTCTTTATGATTATGTTGTAGAGTTGTGGGATGTTTCTGGAGTTACAAAGTTTTCCTCACATACTGTTAATCCAGACATTGAGAAAAATGGTAGTTTCACTCTTTCTTTTGTTGAAAATGTTGCAACTTTTGGTTCTCCAACAAGAGAGTATCAGGTTAAACTCTATTCAAGAGACTTAACCGGCGAAGTTTCAACTGCATATAGTGTTACTGTAAATAACAACGTACCTGCTACTCCAAGCTTTACTCTTCTTTCTGGGGTTAGTCAGACTTTTGTTTCTCTTCCTCTCCTTTCTCTT